TTCCAGAGTTTTCCCAGAACCCCCCGGAATTACCCGGAATTTCCGAAAAGTCCCCCTTAACTGAAGGGAACTGAAGGGAACAGAACAGAACGGCTTTTTAGGGAGAATGACCACAATGCATAAGTCAGATAAACACCCAGCGATTATGGTCGTGGTGGAACCGATGAAGGAAACGCCGCCGACCTCAGTGCCTGACCCCCATCCGGGGCAGACGCCAACGGACGCAATGAAGGCGGTCGTGGAAGCGGCGTCTGGACCACAACCGAAGATGATGAGTCTTGATGAATTATTTGGAGGCCACTGATGCCGAAGGTGGGCGGCAAGAAATACGCCAGTGTCAGTAAGGCGAAAGCCGTGGCGAAGAAGACGGGCAAGAAGATCAGGATGACCAAGCCGGCCAGTGCGTATAAGAAATAGCGAGGAGAGGTATTCATATGGCAGGAAGAGGTTTAGGTATAGGCGGAGCGTTATCCGGTACGATGAAGAAGAGGGCGAGAGCGGTCGCTCGGAAAACCAAGGAAGCGAGCAGGGTTTCTCCTGCGGTTGGCAAGAAAGCGCCGATGAGGAGTGCGAAGCCGATCTCCAGTATGAGCGGGAGTGGTTCGTCTCTTGCTGGAAGAGGACCGGGTGGACGACCTGCAAGACCGAGTGGTGTGAGACCGGAACCACGCGGGAAAGCGACTCCACGCAGTGGAGGGGTGAAGTCAATCGGAAGAGCACGACCATCGCGTGCAGGAACTCGTCGTCGGGGGCCGGGTCCTATCGTTGCATAGCTCATGCCGTTTAAAAAGGTGGCGAAAAACACGTATAAGAGTCCGAGTGGGCGCACATTTACCAAAAAGCAGGTCAAGTTGTATCACGCCACGGATGGGTTTAAGAAAAAGCCCACCAAGAAGAAATAGGGACGGGTGGCATTCAGAGATGAGTCTCAGTCTAGGGCCGGGTCCTTTCGTCAGGCATACGTGTCCTAGTTTCCTTTTTTCTACGTCACCTGTCCCTCTATCTATGCCATGAAAACCCATGCTGAGTTTGGCACCACGCGGGGTATGACCCCGACGTGTCGGGACCATGTGTTTCGTGACCCTCCTGTGGTGACGAACTGGCTCCGCACGCACGCGGAGTTTTTTGATTGGAAGGCCGGGAATGATTCCTTTCATGTGGCCCGGATTCCGCCAGATGTCGCGGAGGTCATTCTGTCCTCGGTGGTCTCGATTATGGGTGTTCCGATCAATATGGAATTTCTGGTGGCTCGTCTCTCGACGAACACGATTGATAGTGATATGCGGATTCACACGGACTTCGGGATGGGAACCACCCATGCGTGTGTCTGGTATGGCACGGACCCACCCCCGGAACCGGTCTCGGCGTATGCGGGATACGGCACCGCGTTTTTCTCACACCACCTCCATGGGGAGCGGTTCTGTGGGGAGAAGGACGAGCACGACCGTCTGCTCCGCGAGGACGCCGGGGACCTTCAGAAGTTTAGTTTCCAGTCCTTGGTGCCGATGAAAGAGAACCGACTGGTGGTGTATCCGAGTGACCTCTTTCACAGCCGGTATCCCTTTGAGGGATGGGGGACCAGCCAGAAGGATGGACGGGTGGTGATTGTGGGATTTTTCTCAGAACGACCACAGGAGACTCGAAATGGTGGGTGAACACGCCGACGTGGATGACGAGACCCTCTCGACGATTACGGAGGTGCGCGGTGCGCGGACTTCAGGAAAGTTCAGCCGGTATTTTCCGGACTGCCGTCTGGAATGCGACCCCCAGAGTATGCAATTGGATCACCACGCTGGTATGTGTCGGATGTTATATCAAAAGCATCTGGCATTTTTTGCCTCCCGTGAGCGCGAGCGGTTAATGATTGCCGCCAACAGAATTGGGAAAACCCAAGCCGGCGCGTATGAAACCACCGCCCACCTGACCGGGTTATATCCGAAATGGTGGACCGGACGGAAGTTTGACGAGCCGGTGTCGTGGTGGGCCGCAGGGGATACCTCAAAGACGGTGCGTGATATCGGGCAACTGGAACTCCTTGGGCCGACAAACAACATCGGGAGTGGTTTTATTCCCCGACATCTCATTGAGCACTTCTCTCGAAAGCCGGGAGTGACCGATGCGGTGGAAACGATTTGGGTCAAGCATGTGGAGAAAGAGCACGGTGCGCCGTGTCTCTCAGAGTTAGGACTTAAGAGTTACGACCAGCGCCGGGAGAGTTTCCAAGGCACGAAGAAGCATGGGATTTGGCTGGACGAAGAACCGCCTGAGGATATTTATGTGGAGTGTTTACTTCGCACGGTGCAGACCTCTGATTTCAATGGCGGAATGTTAATGTTGACGTTTACCCCTCTTCAGGGGTTAACCCCACTGGTGTTGGAATTCTTACCGGGAGGAAAGGTACCGACGTGAGCGAAAGGGCATGGGAGCGTGGTAGGTTATATCGCCACGGCCGACCGGATGACCCTCACCGCTATCGACTTGCCGGGATTACGAAATTATCTGTGGCAATACTGGAACGAGCGATTCGTGACTCGCAGCTTGTGGAAACCGGACACCGTGTCAAAGCGTGTCCATTGGAGAATTGGCCTGACAGTGCACGCCGGTCGATTACGGCGGCGCGAGCATGGCTCGTGAATCCAGACGATCCGATGTTACGATTATGGGCAAGCGGGGCTGGATTAGAGGCAGCGTATATTGCTGCGAGTGTGCAAAAGAGACTTACGTGGACAGAGCGATTGGAAGAGAGAGCGAAAGGGCATATGTCTCCGCCGAATCGACATCAGCGGTGGCCGTCACCGACATGGCCGTTTCGTCGTGTTGGGGATGAAAAACATAAAAACGTGGAGGAATGAATGACTAGCAAACCATGGTGGAAATCGAAAACCTTCTGGCTAAACATTGCGACCCTTGGGGTAGCGTCAGCCGTTGATCAACCCAACCCGGAAACGCTGGGGCAGGTGCTGGCGGTGGCAAATATTGTGCTGCGGTTTTTTACCCATCAACCGCTTGGTAGAAATTCGGGGACGTAGGTGCCAAAGTTTGTTGTGATGGCGGATTGGGACGACGTTCCCCATCTGTCTGAAAATGAGAAGCGCGATCTTCTCGCGTCGATTCCGCCTCATCAGCGTGACGCCCGGACGAAGGGTGTTCCGCAACTGGGGTCAGGGGCTATTTTCCCGGTGCCTGAAGAGGATGTTGTGATTGACGATTTCGATCTCCCAGAGCATTATCCTCGTGGGTATGGGATTGATGTGGGGTGGAACTGCACGGCAGTCGTGTGGCTCGCCTTCGACAGGGAAACACAGGTGCGCTATATCTATGCGATTCATAAGCGAGGTGAAGCAGAGCCGTCTGTTCATGCAGACGCGGTGCGGTCTCGTGGGATTTGGATACCCGGACGGATTGACCCCGCCTCTCGTGGGCGGAGTCAGCGTGATGGCACGCAACTGATTGAGGATTATATTGATCAGGGACTCTTTCTTGATGTGGCTCCCAATGCCGTGGAATCGGGACTCCTTGAAATGTGGAGACTCTTAAGCACGGGGCAACTGAAAGTGTTCCGGTCGTGCCAGCCATGGATTGAAGAATTCCGGTTATATCGCCGTGACCTGAAAGGGCGTGTCGTCAAACAGAACGACCATCTCATGGACGCGACACGGTATGCCGTTTTGTCCGGGGTGGAGTGGCTGACACAGGAACCAGAAAGTCAGCGCGAAGCACCACTGATTCGTCACATGGATGTTGGCGGGGAGTATCTCGGATGGATGCATTAATTAAAAAACACGCCAATAAAGAAACGATTATGAGTCGGGAGCAGTTCTTACGAGCCGCTGTGGAGACCCTCCTGAATCAGGTAGATGCCGCGACATTACACACCATCGTTGCCGTGGGACGCGATGAGTTTGTTCGCCACGCAAAGACTAGCTGGATTGGTCATGGATTTACGCAGGATGATTTTTTTACTGCCTTTGAACAACTCACGCACCGCGCACGCGAGGTGCCGCTGCCGAGTGAATTAAGAACAGGAGTTGCACATGCCGATGGATGATCCCACAGGGGGTGGCTTTCAATCTGTTGTCATTGTTGGAGATGATGAAGACGAAGTCCAAGAGGCGCAGTCTTTACTTCAGCAGGCAAAAGAAGAATTTCTCAGTTTAGCGCGTGAGCGGTTTCGGACGATTGTGGATGCGGAGAGTCAACTCCGTGAGCATATGCTGGAAGACCTTCGGTTTCGGGCGTCGGAGCAATGGCCTGACAATGTGCGAGCGATGCGTGATCAGGACAACCGCCCCTGTCTGACGGTGAATAGGATTCCACAATTCGTGCGTCAGGTGACGAATAACCAACGCGCCTCCCGTCCGTCGATTGCCGTGACTCCAACCGGGGATGTCTCTGACCCGGATGTGGCGGAAGTGGTGCAGGGCGTGATTCGCCATATCGAAGACAAGAGCGATGCGGATGTGGCGTATAGCACAGCGGGGGAACATCAGGTCACCATGGGACGCGGGTATGTGCGGATCATTACGGATTACGAAGACGACGACCCGCTGAACATGAATCAGGAGATTCGGATCGAGCGCGTGCCGAATCCGTTCTCTGTGTATATGGACCCGTCCTCACAGAAGCCTGACGGGAGTGATGCGCGGTATGGCTTTGTGGTGGAAGATATTCCAAAGGATGAATATAAATTCAGATATCCCCATTCGGAGATGGCTGAACTTTCCGAGTTTACTTCGACGGGGAACAGCCAGCCTGAGTGGATGCCTGAGGGGAATATTCGTATTGCGGAATATTTCTACGTGGAAGAAACAAAAGAACAGATTATCGTGGTGGCGATGGAGGATGGTTCAAAACATCAACTTCCGAGAGATGCGGTGGATGACCTTGAGAATCTCCCTAACAGTATGACGCTGGTGGCGGAGCGTGAGGTTACACGACGTGAAGTCAAGTGGGCGCTTATTAACGCTGTTGAGGTGCTGGAGGGAGACGAACTCAAGGTGGGCGGGACGATGTGGCCCGGAAAATATATTCCACTTGTGCCGGTGTTGGGTGATGAAATCAATATCAATGGGGTGACGGATTATCGCGGGATTGTGCGTGACGCGAAAGACCCACAGCGGATGTATAACTATTGGGTCTCCGCAGAAACAGAGATGATTGCTTTGGCTCCGCGTGCGCCGTTTGTGGCATCCGAAGGACAGTTTGAAGGACACGAGGCAAAGTGGCGTGAGGCCAACATTCGGAACTTTCCGTATCTGGAATACAAACCCAAGTCTTTCTCAGGGCAACTCGCCCCGGCTCCCCAACGACAATCATGGGAACCACCGATTCAGGCAATGACGGCCGCGATTGCTCAGAGTGATAATGATTTGAAATCCACAGGTGGATTCAATGATGCCTCGCTGGGAATTCGTGGAGCGCAGGAATCAGGGAAAGCTATCAGGACTCGTCAGCAGCAGGATGAGATGGCGAATAGTCATTACCTTGATAATCTTGGTCGGGCGATTCGTCAGGTCGGTCGTGTGGTGGTGGATTTGATTCCCAAGATTTATGACGCTCCGCGTGTGATGCGAATCACGGGAGAAGATGAACTTAAGCGCAACGTCATGGTGTTTGCCGGCCAAAGCAACCAACCCACGGAAGAAGACGTGGAACGGATTCCCTCAGAGATTGAGGGGGTGTACGATTTAGGATTGGGGCGTTTTAATATCACGGTGTCGGTGGGTCCAAGTTTCCAGACCAAGCGGCAGGAAGCGGTGGATGCGCTGGTGCAGTTTGTGCAGGCGTATCCGAATGCCTTCCCGATGATCGGAGACTTACTGGCTGAGAACATGGATTGGCCGGGAGCGAAGCAGGTCGCAGCGCGTCTCAAGAAAATGCTGCCTCCGAAGTTACAGGACGAAGTGGACCCGAATGATATTCCGCCAGCGGTGCAGGCTCAAATACAGGGAATGCAAGCACAACTTCAACAAATAAAGAAAGCCTATCAAGAAGCGCAGGAATCCATTAAGACTGACCGCGTGAAGCACGAAGCGCAGATTCAGATTAGCGGACAGAAGCTCGCGGCGGAGGCGGCGTCACAAGAGCGCGATTTGCAGTCAAAGCTCCAGCTTGAAGAGTTAAAACAGCAGTCGGAAAGTGCGCGTGCGCTGGCAAAAATCGAGCAACAGCGAGCGAGTGAAATTTTAAGCACAGAGGTAAATCGCCTTGAAAGTGTCATCCAGAGAAGTCTTGATACTTCCAATAGGGAACAGGACCGGTATGAGCATCTCGCATTACAGGGGATGAAGGGCGAAGTAGACGAAATGAAAGCGCGGATGGCACAGCAGAACAGACCACCGTCACCGGGTGGGGCGGCTCCACCTGCGTCTCCACCGCCAATGACGCCTGCGCCACCTGCTCCACCACCAGAAGAGGTTTAGCGTTCTGTAATGATTTCTGGCAGACTATGGAGGAAGAATTGTAATGACTGTCACAATAGCCAGCACGACTGACGCCGACGAACAAGTGGCCCAATTAAACGAAGCGGAGAATACAGAGACGCCTCCGAGTGAGATGTCGTCCCCGCAAGCGGATGGTGTGCCAAGTGATGAAATGCCAGAGTCGAGTGATGGTGAACGTGACGACATTACAGTATCTGAGGAACCCCAAGAAGAAATTGAGGCGGTTGCGGAGTCTGAAGAAGAACCCGTAGAGGCTACCGCTGATTCTGAAGAAGAGCAGGAGGCGGTTGCTGAAGACGCGCCAAAGAAAAAACGTGGGCGGCGTCGAGGACGGAGTTATAAAGAACGTGCCTCGCAGTTAGCCCGTGAAAAAGCCGCAGAGAAGGGTCGTGCCGATGAGTTAGAGCGACGGCTTATAGCGATGGAGCAACGGGAGAGACAATCCCCTCCATCCGACGACACGCAAGAAATACCGAGAGAAGAAGTTGCTCAAGCGGTTCCGACGACTGCGTCCACTCAAGGGCAGGAGCAGCCGGTCAGTGATAAACCTGATCAGGAATCGTATGACACGTATGAGGAGTTTCAAGAAGCCTTAATAGGATGGAATGTCGGCCAGCGGATGCAGGCCGTAGAATCTGACCGTCGTGCTAGCATCGAGCGCGAGCAGGATCAGCAACATCACGATGCACTCGTCGCTACCCATTACGGGCGAATCGACGCATATCGTGACGGAGGACCCTCAGACTTTGACGCAGTCATTCAGTCTGGGAAGGATCTTCCTTTAACTGCCCCGATGCGAGACACCGTTCTTTCATCTGAATCGGGTCCAGCGTTAATGTATTACCTCTCCAAAAATCCTGAAGAGTGTGACCGCATTGCGAACATGCACCCGATGGTTCAGATTAAAGAGCTTGGAAAACTTGAAGCGCGAATAGAGGGTGTCACGCAGGCTGGCCCATCCTCTTCGCCTGAACCCGTTACGAGAGCACCACGACCTATCAAGCCAGTCGGTGGGGGTGCCACAATACCTACAGTCAAACTTGACGACCTTCCGTATCAGGAATTTAAAGCAGCTAGAGAGAAGCAACTCGCTGCCCGATATGGCCGGTAGGACGGTGATCCTGTGGAATAGGTAATTATTATGGCTAATGCATTTTTAACTATCTCCATGATTACGCGGGAAGCCCTGCGGGTTTTGGAGAACAACCTCACCTTCACCAAAGGTGTGAATCGTCAATATGATTCACGGTTTGGGGTGGAGGGTGCCAAGATTGGTACCGTCCTGAATGTGAGAAAACCCCCACGTTACGTGGGTCGAACCGGATCGGCGATCAGTATTGAAGACGCCGTTGAGACGCAGGTGGCCGTCACGTTGGATACGCAATTTGGTGTGGACATTTCGTTCACATCAGAAGACCTTGCGTTGAAAATTGACGACTTCAGCGAACGGTTCATTACCCCCGCCGTGGCAACCATTGCCAACAAGATCGACCATTCAGGGTTGGCCTTGTATAAGGACATCTATCAGTCCGTTGGCGCACCGGGAACCACGCCAAATGCGTTGTTGACGTATTTGTCAGCCGGTGTGAAATTGGATGATAGCGCTGCCCCAATGGACGGCCAGCGAGCGGTGTGTATCACTCCATTGATGCAAGCGACGATGGTCGATGCGTTGAAGGGTCTGTTCCAGCAGTCGTCCGCGATTGCGAGTCAGTATCGTAAAGGTCAGATGGGGACCGCTGCTGGCTTTGACTGGTTCATGGACCAAAACGTCAACAGTCACACGGTGGGGCCACTCGGTGGCACTCCACTGGTGAATGGTGGTTCGCAGACTGGTGCTTCGCTCATCACTGACGGGTGGACAGCTTCTGCGGCTTCTCGGCTCAAGCAGGGTGATGTGTTCACCGTTGCTGGTGTGAATTCGGTGAACCCGCAGTCTCGTCAGGACACTGGCGTCTTGCAGCAGTTTGTCTGCACCGCAGATAAAAGCTCGGACGGTAGTGGCAACCTGACTCAGACGATTTCCCCGTCCATCGTCGTGTCCGGTTACGGACAGACGGTTACGGGAAGTCCTGCTGACAACGCTGCGCTTACGATTGTTGGTGCAGCGAGCACGGTCACCCCGCAAGGGTTAGCGTCTCATAAAGATGCGTTTACTCTAGCGATGGCTGACTTGCCTCTACCAAAAGGCACTGACATGGCAGCGCGTGTGAGCGATGACCAGTTGGGTATGTCGATTCGCATGATCCGCGATTACGACATCACGACTGACAAGTTCCCATGCCGGCTTGATGTGTTGTTTGGTTGGGCAACGTTGCGTCCAGAACTCGCTTGCCGAATTCAAGCGTAACAGCGGTCATTTGTCGAACCGGGAGAGGGCGGATAACGTCCTCTCCCTGTTCTTTTCCCATGGAGGACTGTTATGCCATATACGCATCAGGCATACCCGAAAATGGTGTATGCCAATCGTGATGGGGAAATCGTGCATGAAGTGGTGAATTCGCCACGTGAACTGGACGCATTGGGGGCTGGATGGGCAGAGTCACCGGATGGGCCATTTTTTACAACGAAGCGAGAGACCCCTAAACTTAAAAATAAACAGAAAACCAAGAGATAGTCGTGACCGCGAATGAGTTAATCTCTCGCTCCCTGAAGACGATTGGGGTGTTAGCGTCCGGTGAAACTGCGTCGAGTGATAACGTCGCGGATTCGCTGGTGGTGCTGAATAGCATGGTGGACTCATGGGCCACGCAGCGCCTGACGATTTATGCGGTGACGCGCAATGTGTTTGATTTGTCTGCGTCCACACAGGAATACACCATAGGGACCGGCGGCACATTTAATGTGGTGCGTCCTCTGTCTATTCAGAATGCGAGCATTATTCTGGATAAAAATGCGTCATCTATTCAGAAGATTGAGTTGCCTATCAGAGGTCCTGTGACGGTGTCTCAATGGCAGGACGTGGCGATTAAAGGCACGATCAGCACCTATCCAAATTTGTTTTATTACGACAGGGCATGGTCCGCTGGTCTGGCGAAGATTAGTGTGTGGCCGGTGCCGAATAATAGTGATGTGCAGTTGGTGTTATATATCCCCACTGCCCTGATAAAATTTGCGGACCTTACGACGGACTATACGTTTCCTCCGGGGTATGAGGAGGCGCTTCGCTATCAACTCGCGCTTCGTCTCTCTGTTGAATTTGGCTCACAACTCGATCAGTTGACCTACCAGCTTGCGTCGGAATCGCTTGCAGATATTAAGCGTGCGAATCTTGGAGATGAAACGCTTAGGATTGACCCAGCGCTCAAGACGAGTGGTGGTCGGTATGACTGGAGAACGGACCAAGTGCGATGAAGTTTACGGGCTTTGTTGGACCGTCGTATGTCTCACAGAGTCTTCGCGCTGCTGACCAGCGGTGCGTGAATTGGTATGTCGAAAATATCGAGGTCGGGAACGAGACTTTTCAGACCGCACTCTATCCCACCCCCGGATTTGCAACGCACGAGACATTTGCGGAGTCTCCGGTGCGGGGCATGATTGAGCAGAACGGTCGATGTTTTGCGGTGGTGGGGCAGACATTTTATGAGGTGTTTAAAGACCCAAGCACTACCGCAGCGGTGTCAAGAGGCACGGTCGCATTTGATACCAACCCAGCGACAATGGCGGCGAATGTTGATGCGGGCGATCAAATCTTCATCACTTCTGGTGGGCAGGGGTATGTGTATACGCTGAGTACTGATGCCTTTGCGTTGGTGAATGGGAGTGGCGGGGCTTCGCTGGCGCTTGAGCAATGTGACTTCCTTGATGGGTTTTTCTTGGGGTTGGATGCTGACACCTCAACGCTTCGGATTTCTAATTTAAATGCAGGGCAGACATGGGATGACACACAGTATGCCCAGCGAACGGCTGGGTCTGACCCATGGCAGTCCATGGTGGTTACCCATCGTGATATCTGGTTATTTGGTAAGCAGACGACAGAGGTCTGGTATAACGCGGGGGCGTCTCCGTTTCCGTTTGCTGCGATTCCCGGTGCGTTTTTAGAGCAGGGAATTTCTGCACCGTTCTCAGCCAAGAGAGTCGGCAATACCGTGATGTGGCTTGGGGGCAGTGAAGACGGTGTCGGGGTGGTGTGGCGTGCGAATGGGTATTCCCCTGAACGTGTCAGTACTCATGCGGTAGAGAATTCTATTCAGGGATATGCGCGAGCCGGAATTTCTATTTCTGATGCGGTGGCATGGACGTATCAGGAAGACGGTCATTTGTTTTATGGGCTGAACTTCCCGACCGCGAAGGCTACATGGGTGTTTGATGCAACCACACAGTTATGGCACGAACGTGGAACATGGGACAGTGATGCGGTGTCGTATAAGGCATGGCAACCACAGTATTGCGTGTATGCCTTTGGGAAGCATTTAGTGGGAGACCGGGAAACCGGTACGATTTACGAGATGTCGATAGAGAAGTTTAACGATGTGGGTGGTGTGCCTATCCGTCGTATTCGTCGCACCCCGCATGTGGCGTCTGATAACAACTGGATGTTTTACAACTCCCTTCAGCTTTCGATGCAGACAGGGATCGGTCTGACAGAGGGAGACCCAGCCGACCCGACAGTTCAGGGAAGCGACCCTCAAGTAATGATGCGCTGGAGCGATGACGGTGGAGAAACGTGGGGGAACGAGCATTGGGCCGGCGCTGGAAAAATTGGCGAGTATGGAGCGCGTGCAATTTGGCGTCGTCTAGGGCGTGGGTATGACCGGGTGTATGAGATCATTGTGAGTGACCCGGTGCCGTGGCGTATCACCGGAGCGTATCTTGATTTAACGGTGAGTGCGGGAAGGAGACGGTAACTTGTGGCCTTACAATCTGTACCGTTTCGGACACCAGTGCTTACAGGGCTGCGCGAGCTTATTACTCGTGATTGGGTGCGATATCTACAATCAGCTATCGACATCATTAATAAGTGCGCTCGTGAAATGGACGTGGTGTCCAAAGAGGCGCAGACCGCCAGTCTCAGTACAACAATTTTTAATACCGGAACGCTTGACCCCGGTGTGTATCGGGTGAGCTACAACGCACGGATTGCGGTAGCAGCGGGAACGAGTTCCAGTTTAACGGTGACGATGACGTGGACAGATGGTGGAGTAACACAAACACAGGCCGGCGCTGCGATAACAGGAAATAGCACGACGACACAGCAGAACAATACGATGTTGATTCACATTGATAAGGCTACAGATATTAAGTATGCGACAACGTATGCGACGAGCGGGGTACCCGCGATGAAATATAACGTCTACTTATTGGTGGAGAAGATTGGATGATTCGTGAAGCAACGACTGATGACCTTCCGGTGTTACTGGAGATGGGGCATCAGTTTGTCACGAAAACAATTTATCAGTACGTGATGAGTGAAAACCCTGAGATGTTACGTGCGTTATTTGTTGGATTAATGGAGTCTGAGTCTGGATTACTTCTTGTGGCTGACCGTGGAAATAAGGTGACGGGTCCTGATGTGATTGGGGCGATGGGGATGTCGGTGTATGAGCATCCGGTGTCAGGTGACCGTGTGTCGAGCGAATCGTTTTGGTGGATTGATCCTGAGGCACGCGGGGGACGTGATTCCGTGCGGTTGCTTCGGACGACAGAAAAATGGGTAAAAGAGCAAGGTGCTCGGTGGATGCATATGGTGGCTCCCTCTCGCCGTGTCGGGCAGTTTTATGAACGGCTTGGGTTTCTCCCGTTAGAGATGCACTATACAAAGGCGGTGTGATGTGTCTTACGATCTCGGTCCAACTGTTATTGAAAAAATCATAGCTGGTGATTTTACTGAGCCTGTCTACGACCTCACAACCGGAGTACAGACAGGAACGAAAGTTAAAGGAACGGATGTTTTGGGGGGTGATTCAATGGGAATGGCAACAGCGATAGGAATCAGCGCAGGTGTTAGTGCGCTCTCCAATATCTACGGCGCAAAAAAAGCTGCCAGTGTTCAGGAGAAAGCTCTGAATCAGGCACAGGCAAATCTTGAGAAAGATGCCCAGCAAGCGGAGGCAGCGTGGGGTGCGTGGTATGAACGTCAAGCGCCTGTTATGCAGACGCGAAACGATGCGTTAATGGCGAGACGTGGGCAATACAAACACCGCCCAGAGGGAACGGATGATCTGTTTACTCCTGAATTCAGGGGGTGGCCGTCAGCGTCGTCGCAGGCTCCTCAGGGCGCACAACCCCAAGCTACTATGGCATCCGTATCTCCACCTGAATCCCAGTACGAGCGGGACATAGGAATAGGTCAGGGAATACGTGAGGGTGGTGCTGGACCGATTCCCATGAAGGATGGCGGAGTGGTGACACAGCCTACGGTCGCGCTTATTGGCGAGGCAGGACCTGAGGCGGTGGTGCCATTATCTGGTGCCGGCGGTGGTCGTATGGGTGACATGGGTGGTGGTGTGATGCCGTTACCTCAGGGTCCATGGGGTGGTGGTGGGGGACGAGACTTCCCTCCACCGCGTGAAGGTCCTTGGCCTCCACCGCCAATAGGTCGAGAATTCCCTCCGGGTCCAAGAAACCCTGATGGTCCTTGGCCTCCTCCGCCAATAGGTCGAGA